TACAACTGGCGCACCGGTTGACCGTCCATTGACCGTCAAATTGCCACCACGAACACAAAATACCGTTGGCGTAAAGCAATCTGGACACATTCATGGCCATTGGCGATATTCAACTGACGAACTCAGCGATCCCTCGTGGCGCTGCTGTGGCCGAGCGTGTTGTGTTCGGTGAACAGCCAGACAAGAAACCCGAAAAGCTGCCCGAAGAACTTCAGGATACGGCCCTGCCACGTGAGCAGGTCGAGCAGTTTCTGTGGGAGTTGAAGGATCAACCGGCATGGCGACGTGAAGCCGACCGGGCAGCAGACTTCTATGACGGGAATCAACTGACGGCAGAAGATGTCGAGCGCCTGAAGGAGCGGGGACAGCCGCCGCTCATCACGAACATCATCAAGCCGACCATCGACACGGTGTTGGGCCTGGAGGCCAAGAGCCGGTCGGACTGGCGCGTGCGCCCAGAGGACAACGATGAGTGCGAGGACGACCTGGCCGAAGCACTGACGGTCAAGCTCAAGCACGCCGAGATTGAATCCCGCGCCGACCGTGCGGTGTCCGACGCCTATTCCGCACAGATCAAGGCTGGTTTGGGCTGGGTGGAGGTGTCGCGGGAGCATGACCCGTTCAAATGCCCGTACCGGGTGCGCTACGTCCACCGCAGAGAGATCTTCTGGGACTGGCGAGCCGAGCAGCCTGATCTGTCCGATGCACGCTACCTGATCCGCAGGCGTTGGCTGGAGCTTGACCACGCGATTGCGCTGATGCCTCAGTACGCCACCCTGTTCCGCATGACAACTGGCGGGTGGGCTGGGTTTGATCCCATGATCGAGCAGGATTCAAGGCTCGTTCAGTCGTGGGAAATCGAGCGCGATACCAGGCTATCCGGCGAGGACTGGCGCGATACCGAGCGCGAGCGCATTTGCATGTACGAAATCTGGTATCGCAAGTGGGTGCGCGGCTACATCATGACGTTGCCCAATGGCACGACGATGGAAGCGGACTTCGACAACCCGCGCCACAACGAGGCCATCGTGGCCGGTATCGCGCAGATCAAGCAGGCGACCTTCCAGAAGGTGCGCCTCGCCTGGTACACCGGCCCGCATTTCCTCTATGACGTGCCCAGCCCGTACAAGCACAACCAGTTCCCCTATGTGCCGTTCTTCGGCCACCGCGAGGATCTGACGAACGTGCCCTATGGCCTGATTCGCACGATGGTAAGCCCGCAAATGGAGGTGAACGCACGCAAGAGCAAGATGCTTTGGTCGCTGAATTCGCGCAGGGTCATCACTGACAGCGATGCGGTGGTGGACCACGGCAAGGCAGCCAACGAGGTGGCACGCCCGGATGCATACGTGATCCTGAACGCCAACCGCAAGCCACAGAGCACATTCAAGGTTGAGCCGGGTGGCGAACTGGCCGTGCAGCAGTTCCAGGTGATGCAGGAGGCCAAGCAGGAAATTGCCGAGGCTTCTGGCATTCACAAGAGCATGCAGGGCCAGCAGTCTGGCGCATCGTCTGGCCTGGCCATCAATGCGCTGATCGAGCAGGGCATGAACACCCTGGCCGAGATCAATGACAACTTCCGCTATGCCCGCCGACTGGTGGGCGAAATGCTGTTTGAACTGGTCAAGCAGAACCTTTGCCAAGGCCCGAGCCGGGTAACGATTGGCGAGGGGCAGCGCAAGAAGGTCATCCAGTTGAACGCACCGGCTATTGACCCGCAGACCGGGCAGCGGGTCATCGTCAACAACGTGGCCAAGGTCAAGTCCAAGATCGTTTTGGACGATGTGCCGAGCACGCCGACGTACAAGATGCAGCAGTTGCAGATGCTGACCGAAATCACCAAGTCGCTGCCGCCTGAGTTGCAGGGCTTCGTGATTGACTTCGTGATTGAAGCCACGGACATGCCAAGACGGCACGAACTGGCCGACCGGCTGCGCCAGGCTGTGGGCATCCAAGACCCCGAGCAGCAACAGGCGGCTGCACAGGCCCAGCAGGCAGCCCAGGCCCAGCAGCAGGACATGGCGCAGAAGGCGTTCGTCCTGGATGCAGCCGAGAAGGCCGCACGCATCAGAAAGCTCAACGCCGAGTCGGAGAAGGTAAACGCCGAAACGGCACGGACCAAAGCAGAGCCTTTCGTACAAACCCCACAGATCGGCGTGAGTGCGCCAGTTCTTCAGTAGCGCGTCAATCACGCACCCCAAGAAGCCGCCTTCGGGCGGTTTTTTATTGCTGTGAATGTAAACAGTCGAATTGCTCCACCAGCCCTATATTTCAATCACCTGTAAGGACGTTTCCCCGCCATGGGTCATTGGCACGCCCGGTTCAGGATTTCCGCACCTATGCGATAAATGGAGAAGTGAGTAATGGCAGGCATCGAATTTGATCTGAACACGACCGACCCAGAGAAACTGGCCAAGGTCTTTGAGCAACTTGAAAGCGGTGAAACACCGGCTGACAAGGAGCCAGACCCGACACCAGAACCCACGGACGATCAGACAAAGAACGATCCGGCACCCGATGATGCACAGCAGGCCAAGCAGGGCCAGCCAGCAGTCGAGCCAGAACCCGAAGGGGTGGCCACCAAGGACGGGAAGCACGTCATTCCGTACTCGGTGCTCAAGAGCGAACGTGACCGCGCAGCCAGGGCCGAGCAATTGGCCAACGAAATGGCTGAAAAGGTCAAGGCGCTTGAGGCGCAGCAGGCAGGCAATCAAGGGGCGAAACCAGGTGAGAGCGCCCGCACCGACCCGCAGCAGCCAACTGTTAGCGACTTATCCCCCGAGGACTTGGAAGCACTGAAAGAGGACTTCCCGACCGTGTACAAGGCGGTGATGGCGTCGATGGCAGCAGCCGAACGCCTGAAAGCGCAACTTGAACCGGTGCAGGAAAAGGTACGCAGCGCCGAGGCCGATCAGGCACGCACCGCACAGGAAGCTGTGCAGGACGCGATTGATTCGATCCCGAAGCTGGCGCACATCCAGGCGTCCAACAAGGAAGCGTTTGAACTTGCCAAGAGTTTCGATGCCACCTTGCGGACACAAAGCGCCTGGGCCGACAAGCCTCTCTCCGAACGCTTCGCCAAGGTCACGGAAATGGTCGAGTCCGCTCTTGGCACCATCGAAGTACCGGGGGCAGCCAAAGGCACTTCACAACCGAGCACCGAGGACTTGAGAAAAGCGGCGCAGGCCAAGGCAGCACAAGCGGCCAAGGCTGGTCGGACTGACGTACCGACATCGCTTTCCGAATTCCCGGTGGGTCAACCGGCAGCGCAGGACGAGCGCGAGGCCGCAGAGAGTTTGACACCTCTGCAACTGGCCGCGAAGTTCTCCAGCATGTCGGCTGAACAAATGGATGCGTATTTCCAAAACCTGTAACGAGGACACCAAATGTCTACCAATGTGCCAATCGGCTCCGCGCTTGCGCGAAAAGTCTACTCCGTGGGTCTGTTCACCCGTGTTCAGCACGCCCCCGGCTTCATGAACCTGCTTGCTGGCGAAATGCCCAAGGAAGGCTCGTTTGCTGCCAAAACCAAGGGCCAGACCAGCCCCGACTACCCAATCGTCAAAGCTGGTGACCTGTCCAAAGGCGCTGGCGACAACGTGAGCATCGACCTGTTCAACATCCTGCAAGGCAAGCCAGTGATGGGCGACAAGCGCATCGCAGGCAAGATGATGCAGTTGACGTACTCCAGCATGGATGTGCGGATCGACCAGGTTCGTGGTGGTGCTGATTCCGGTGGTCGCATGACCCAGAAGCGCACGGTCCACAATCTGCGCAACATCTCCATGGCTGGCCTCCAGGCTTGGATGCAGCGCCTGGAAGATCAGACCGCCATCGTCCACCTGGCCGGTGCACGCGGAACCCAAGCCACCACGGACTGGGTTGTGCCTCTGCAAAACGACCCCGATTTTGGCGAGATCCTGGTGAACGGCATCAAGGCTCCCACCAAGAACCGCTACTTCGTGGCCAACGACGCAACCGGTCCTGCCGACATCGGTACGAACGATGCGCTGACGCTGCAAGACGTTGACCGCATCGTGGCCCAACTGCGTGAATCCCCTGTGGTCATGCAGTCGGTCAAGATCAAGGGCGACGACCGCGCATGGAACGACCCCCTGTGGGTGATGTTCGTGACCGAGCGCCAGTGGCTGTACCTGCAATCACGCACCAGTCAGACCACATGGCGTCAGGCCATCCAGAACGCTTTCGAGCGCAAGTCTGGCGGCGTGAAGCACCCCCTGTTCGACGCCTACGAAACGATCATGTGGAACGGCATGCTCATCAAGCGCATGAACCGCTACGCGATCCGCTTCAACACTGGCGACAACGTGGTGGTGGACACTGGCGGCGCTGACGGCGGCACCTACACCGAGAGCACTGTTCAGGCGGCCCAGCCGACCGACCGCGCCATCATCGTGGGTGCACAAGCTCTGGCGAAAGCCTACGGCAAGTCGGCCTCCGACTACTTCTACGACTGGTCCGAGGAAAAAGTGGACCACGGCAACAGCATCGAAACCGTGTGCGCGTCCATGGGCGGCTCTGCCAAGATCCGCTTCAAGATCGACGGCGTTGACACCGACTTCGGTGTGGCGGTGGTAGACAGCTACGCACCCGATCCCGCATCGGCTGCTGGCCGCACTCTGCTGGGCAGCTAATTGAGAATTACTCAACCATCGCAAGGTGGTTGGGTTTTCCTCATGTGATTCACATTTTTCGGAGAATTCCAAATGGCAACCATCAACGCCCCCTCCCTCTTGGATAC